CCGTCTCGCCGCCACGGAAGTTGACGAGCTCCGGCCCCTTCTCGCCGACCCACGCCCAGCCCGGGGCCGCGCCGCCGGTGCCCTTGGCGTACCAGTGCGGGGACCGGGACAGCCACGCGCTGTACGCCGCACCCGGGGACCCGTACCGGGACTTGATGTAGTCCAGGCCCCACTTGATCTGGGTGGCCGGGTTGGTCTGCCAGTCCGCGCCGGCCGAGGCCATCTTCTTTGCCGGGAGGGCCTGCGGGATGCCGAACGCGCCGGAGGACTTGTTGAGGGCCTTGGGGTTCCAGCCCGACTCGCCCATCCACAGCGCGCGCAGGGCGGCCCACTGGTCGGCGCTCCAGCCCTTGGCCTGCATCATCTGCTTGCCGAGGTTCATGATGGCCGTCGAGCCGCTGTAGCCCTTGCCGATCCCGATCCCGCCGAGCACGTCCGAGATCTTCGAACCGGCCTTGTAGACGAACGAGCCGACCGGGCCGAACCCGAACTTCAGGCCCTGGAGCAGGCCGTGCATCAGCGCGACACCAGCGGGGTGCAGCAGCCTGCGGTCCAGGCTGATCGGGCCCTTGTGGGCCTTGATCCAGGCCGCGATGCCGGACACCCACTTGGTGAGGTCCTTCCACGGCCCCTTCATCCCGGACCACAGGCCGGAGATGACGGCGCTGCCCGCGCCGGACAGCCAGCTGCGGGACTTGGTGAAGAAGCCGGTGATGGGGCTCTTCACGTGGGAGCGGAGCCAGCCGCCGATGCGGGCGGCGACGCCGAGGGCGCCGGCGAGGATTCCCCGGATGATGTCGGCGCCGAGCGGCATCATCACCTTCGCCGGAGAAGCGATCCCGAAGCTGTGCGTGATGGTGCCGACGACGGCGTCTTTGATCGACTCGCCGAGGCCGGTGAGCCAGTGCCACCCGCCGAGAATGCCGTGCCACAGGCCCGACACGATGTCCTTGCCGATGCCGTACATCCACGAGTTGGCGCCCCGGACGGCGTTGGCGAGGGTGCCGTTCTTGTGGTCGAAGAAGTGCGCGATCCACCGACCCGCCGTGGCCAAGCCTCGGCCGATCTGTGCGAAGCCCTCGCCGAAGAAGGTGAGCATTCCGCCGAGGCCGTCCCAGGCGTCCATCGCCCGGCCGATCACATAGGTCAGGCCGGCCACGGCGAGGACCGTCAGGCCGATCGGGCCGAGCGCCGCAACCCACGACGACGCCATCGCTGTCCGCAAGCCCTTGAAGGCGATGGTGAGATCCACGATCTTCTTGGTGATCGCAGTCGCCACCATGACGTCGACGATCGTCTGGAACACGGGCGCCGGCGTATGCGTGACGATGCCAGCGAACGCCAGCGCGATGCCGCCGGCAGCCTTCGCCACCGGAGCCCAGTCCTTCGCCAGATTCACCGCCGTGTCGTGCAGTGCCTTGCCGAACTTCTGGGCCTGCGACACCGGCGCGGTGAGCGACAGGCCGTGCTGGGCCACCCCGATCTTCGGCGCGGGGATGGTCTTCGCGCCCTTCCCCGACAGTCCGGCGAAGAAGTCCTCGAACGTCTTGCCGGCCGTGGCGAAAGCGCCCTTCGGCAGCAGCTTGTTGACCAGGCCCTCGCCGAAGTGCACGACCGCAGGCAGGGCCGTCTTGCTCAGGTACGACACGAAGCGGGTGACCGGCGGCAGGATCTTCGTGCCGATCTTGACCGAGAGCACCTCGAGGTTGGAGACCAGCAGCTTCCACTGCGCTTGCGCGGTCTTGCGCTGCGCCTCGACCGCCGCCGGGAACTTCCCGATGCTGTGGTTGATCTGGTCCTGCTTCAGCTTGAGCACGTCGAGGTTGTTGACCAGGGCCAGGATCGTCGACGACGACCGGCCGCCGCCGAACGCGCGGCTGAGCAGTTGCGACGCTTCCACGGCGGACAGCCCGGACTTGTCGAGATGGTCCTTGATGAGCTGGATAGCGCCGATCAGGCCCTGCGGCCCGCGCATCGCGGTCGCCAGGGTCTTGCCGGACAGTCCGATCTTCCCGAGCTGCTTCTCGGCCTTGCCCGAGGGCGCCGCCAGCAGCGAGATGGACATGCGCAGCCGGGTCGCCGCGTCGACCGCCGGCACGCCCTCGTCAGTGAGTGTCGCCAGCGCGGCACCGACACTCTTCATGCTCAGCCCGAACGTCTTGGCGGTCGGGAGGATGCCGGTCCCGATGGCCTCGGTGAAGTCAGCCATCCGCATGTTGCCTGCGCCGATGATGGCGTTGACCGTGGCCGCCGCCTCACCGAAGCTCGTCGCACCCTTGATACCCGTGCGCCACGCGCCCGCCAGGGCGTTGGTGGTCTCCTCGAGGTCGGCGCCGCCGACGGCCGCCAGGTCGCTCGCCTTGCGGAGCGCCTTCATCGCGTCGGTGTTGTCCATGCCCACCGACTTGAGGTGGTACAGCGAGTCCGCGAGCGCCTTCGGGCCCTGCTGCGCGGTACGGCCCATGTCGAGGACAGCCTTGGACAGCACCTGGACGTCCTTGGCGGTGCCGCCGGCCTGTGTGCTGATCTTCGTCATCGACGCCTGGAACTCGGAGGCCTGCTTCACCGACTCGACGGCGATGATCGCCGCACCGGCGGCCACGGCCTCCCCCGCGAGCTTCGCCGCACGCGCGAGCTTCCCGAAGCCCCGGTCGAGGACGCCGGCGCGCCGCCCGATGTGGTCCATGGTGCGGGACGCGCGGTCCCGGGCGATCAGGTCATAGACGACGGCCTTACCCATGCGCCCCCCTCTCGGCGGTGTGCCGTTACGGCACGGCGGGCGTATGGGCTGGAAGCAGGCCGCAGATCAGTAGTCCGCTCGTTGTGCCTCTGCTTCTTCTTCTCGGTCTTCGGCCTCGATGCGGTAGAACGCCATCCACTCGGTCAGCTCACGCGAGGTGATGCGCCGGAGCATCTCCGCTACGGAGCAGTGGAAGACATCTCGGGCGAGGATGAAGCAGAAGCGCCGGAAGCCGTCGGCGCTTCGGAGTTTCCCGCCAGCTCCTCCTCGTCGTCGCCGCCGATCCCCGACAGGGCTGCTGCGACGTCGTAAAGCCGGTCGATGATCTTGCCGTTCTTCGTGCCGAGCGCGGGCGCATCCCGGTCGGTGAAGACCCGCTCACCGGCCTCGTCGATGATGCACTTCACCAGCAGCGACGCCCGCGCATTGTCGGAGACCGGCACGATCTCCATGTGCTTGGTTCCGGCACCGCGGATCTGGCGGCGCGACGCCTCCCAGGCATCGCGTTCCTCGCCGGTCAGGCCGCGCAGGAAGACGTCGCCGCCCCACTCGGGCACGGGGACCTTTTCGATCTGCACGTCGTCGACGGTCAGGATGGCGTCACGGGACAGGGACATGGGTGGTGCTCCTCATCGGGTGATGTCGCGGATGATGCCATCGAGGACGTAGTTCACGGCCACACGGGACCGTGGACCGGCCGCCGGGGCCACGACTTTGTAGAAGTAGGGCTGTGCGGGCTGCTGGACCCACACCTCGCGGTTCCCGAAGACCGGGTGCCGCCAGCGCGGTTTGACGCCTTCCATGTAGGCCTGGACGGCCTTCGAGTGGTTGGGCATCTTGCGGCCGTCCACACGGATGGACACGCGGGCGTTGCGGCCGGTGGTCTTGACCTCCAGCCGCGTCGCCTTGGACAGGTCGCTGCGCAGGCCACCGATCCGGTACGGGGTCTTGGACGGGATCCTGCGGATCGACGACCGCACGATCGGGACCAGGGGCCGTGCCGACTTGCGCAGCTCCTTGCGCATCCGCTTGGTGACCTCGCGGTTGTCCATCCGCCGCAGCTCACGCGACAGCCGGGACAGATCACGGCTGCGGCGCAGCTCCCAGTCCGGCTGCACTACGGCACCGTCAGGTTCTCGACCGGGATGGACGTGATCGTGAACTGGATCATGATCTGGCTGGGGTTCTCCACGTCGCGCTGCTTCGGCTGGCCGGCGACCCGGACCGGGAAGACGTCGTACTTCAGAGCCGCGGTGTCACCCTCGGGGAAGATGCACACGAAGCCCACCGTGTCGCGCGGCAGCAGCGTGCGGACATCGTTGGACGTGGACGACAGGTACAGGGTGATCGAGCTGTCGTCGGCGGTGATCCTGCCCGGGATCTTCCCGGTGAACCGGGAGCCGAGGTCCGGGGTATCGGCCTGGTCCGATGTCGTCGCGAAGCCGGACACGGCCGCGATCTCCGCCGTCAGGTCGCTGCCCGCGTTGAGCTCGGAGCGGGTCGGGCTGTTCTTGTTCGCGATGGTGGAGACGAAGTAGTACCTCGTCGTGCCAGGCGGGATGTACCGGCTTGTCGGGGTGATCGGGGTGGCGACCATGGGTTACTCCTCGTCCTTCTTGTCGGTGGCCTTCGCGCGGGGCCGCGCAGGGGTGGGCTTGTCCTCGGACGCCTCGGCGGCGACCGGCGCGGGCGTCTCCTGGGCGTTCCCAGCAGCGGCCGCGAGGGCCTTGGCGGTGGCCTCGGCCGCTGCGTCTGCGCGGGCCTGAAGCTCTTCGTCGGGCACGGGAATCCAGCCGGCGTTCGCGTGGTGGGGGACCGCGTCGGCGTCGACCTCGATCTCCTGCTCTTCTGGCAGCGTGGGATGCCGCATGATCACGGTCACGGGACCCTCACCACCGCGACGGTCACGCCCGAGGTGACCGAGTAGCTGGTGATCGTCGCCCGGCCCGTTGTCGGATCCGCATAGACCGGCAGCAGCGGAATCACCCCCACCCCGCTCGTGAGCGGCACCGCGAAGGTGCTGCTCGACGTGGTCAGGCGGCCGTCGACCAGGGCGGGGCAGGCGATGGTCACCGTGCAGTTCGCCGCGTTGGTGTTCTTGACGTAGAGGAACGTCCCCGGGCCGCAGACGGCCGTGTCGCCGTTGGTGGGAGCCACGAGCAGGGGCGCGATGTCCGCCCCGACGTTCGGGATGACGTTGGTGACGAGCGCGGTCATGCGCAGTACCCCTGTTCTGATTGACGGCTGTTCAGGTCGGACGGGACGATGCGGACCATGCAGGCAGCGATGCTCATTTCCCTCCTGGTCCTGGCGGTTGCTCTCGGTGTGGTCGTCCGGGCCGCGCGAATGCGGGCGCTCGCGGCGGCGCCCTGTGTTGGCCTGCTGGGACTCCTCGGCATTGCCGCCGGAGCTGCGGCCCGGATGCCCTGGCTGGCAGTGTTGGCGTTCTTCACGCTCGTCGCCGCGTTCGCCCTGTTCATCCGAGGGCTGGTGACGCTCGGCCGCCCGAAGCCGGCACAGGCACTTCCTCCGCCGTGGGGCCCGCCGGCCAAGAAGGACACCCCGGGCTGGAGGCCCGAGAGCGCACCCCCGTGGCAGCCCCGTGACCCGAAGGACTAGGAGCGCGGGGTGAAGGCGTCGCAGTCGACAGCGAAGACCACAACGGCCTGAAGGCCCCGGTCGGTCTGGTCCTGCGACAGCGAATGCCCGCTGACCCGGGAGTCCATGACGGCGCCTTGCAGGGTGCGGTCGGCGACGATGACAGCCCCTGCCGCGTTCATGATCTGGTAGGCGCGGGCGCGGGCCGCCGCAACGTTCGTATTGCCCGCGAGGACCGCGGCCGCGCAGCGGATCGTGGCCTGCTCGCGGTCCGGGACGTTCCCGAGGCCCTCGGCGAGGACCTGCGTATCGACGTCCGTCTCGCCCACGACGCCCGTCCAGCCCACCGACAGCACCTCCAGAGCGGCCGTCGACTCGACCGCCGGACCGTCCCGGACAACAACGCCCTCCAGCGGGGCGCCAGGCTGGCTCGCGAGCGTGAAGATGCGCACCAGCGCATTGATCGTCCCGGGGACCGTGGACGCCCACCTGTCCATCACGCCACCCCGGGAAGACTCAGGCCGAGCAGCTCCAGCGCCCGGCGGGGGATAGCGAAGCCGCGGCCGGGCGTGTACGTCTCACCGTCACCGCCGAGCTGCACACCCATCGTGCCGCGCTGCGTCTCCCACAGATGCTGAATGATGATCAGCGTCGCCAGCCGGAACTTCGTGGGCAGGCTGACATACCCGGCCAGGTAGGAGATGGCCACGAGACCGGTCAGCGGCGGTCCGGACAGCACCGTGACGCGACCGGAACGGGCCTCGACGTGCATCGCAGCAGGGCCGACACTCCAGGCCTGCGAGCCGTCCACCGCCGCGATCGACGTCAGCGAAACCACAGGCACCGACTCCAGCAGCCACGACGTGACCGAACCGGAGAAGCGGACCTCATCGACGACGGTCCGCTGATCCAGGACCTCCCCGCGCGCGATCTCGGCGGCCCCGGTCGCCGCATCCATGTACGTGAGCAGTTCGATGTCCTGGCTGGTGTCGCTGGCGGGGATGTTGAGCTGCGCCTTCACTGCGTCGAGCGTGACGATGGACAACGGAACCGCCCTTCAGGCCCTACAGCCCATCCGTGGGACCGGAATCGGAAGCCACAGCCTTCTTCGCCGGGGTCCTCTTCGCGGCGGCGCGTGCCGGCTTCGGCTCGACTGCCGCCTCCGGGGGCCTGTCTGCGGCCGCATGCTCGGGTGCGGCCGGTGCCTGTTCCGGCTCGGCTTCGACGTCATGGCCGTACTGCTCGCGCAGGATCGTCGCGACGTTCTCGGCGTCGGCGTCGCGGCCGGCGCGCCGGTAGCTCTCGTACTCGGCGATGTAGGCGGCGCGATAGTCCGCCTCGATGTCCCTCATATCTCCCTCACCTGCTCGATCTCGGGCAGCCGCGCGTAGTAGTCGGCCTTGAGCGCCTGGCGCTGCTGCGGGCGCTGCCGGGTACGGTGCTCCATCCGCACGTCCCACAGCCCTTCGGTGGGCTCCACCTGGTGCGTGGCGCTGTTGCCGCACAGCACCTGGGTGCCGTTCTCGCCGGGGGCGGTGACCACGTAGTGCGCCTGTTGCACGCCGATGCCAGGGAGCGCCCTGAAGAGCACCCGGAGTGTTGATTGCGAGTCCTGGTCGCCGCGCTCCCAAATGGTGACCTCGGCGACGTCATGGGCCGTGGCGGCCAGGAGCGTCCGGGTGTCCGGAGGTACCTGCGTCAGGACCTCATCGGCGTCGATCCGCAGGAACCAGTCGCCCGGCTGGGCCATCGTCGATCCGAGACGGAACATGAAGTCGCGCTTGGCGACCTCACCGCCCCACCACGGTTGTAGTGGAGCGTGGATCGTGCAGCCCATTCCGGCGCCGGCCGCGGTGTGGGCGATGGTCTCGGCCTGCTCGATGCCCGAGGAGGGCTTGCGTAGTGCGCCGGGGAACAGGGCGTATGGGCCGTCGACGGCGATCAGGTGGTCACACAACCGGGCGGCGCTGGCGACGCACTCGGCGAGCCAGGGCGCGGGTTCTTCGTACCAGGACAACAGGCCGATGATCCTCATGCGTGCCAGCCCAGCCAGCCGCCGCGCGGGTTGCTCAGGAAGATCCCGGGAAGCCCGGTTTCCTCAATGGCGTGGCGCATCTGGTCGTGGAAGGTCATGCCCTGGTGGCCGTTGCCGCAGTCGTGGATGACACACACCGAACCCGGCTTACCGTGCTCCACCCAGGAGCCCAGCTCGGCGAAGCGGTGATCCGGATCGCTGTCGAGGATCACCAGGTCCGCCGATGCGACCTGCCCAGCGGTCGGCGATCCGTGCTCGGGGTCCGCGAGGGGGCTGCGCCACCTCGGGTCCGACTCGAATCCGAGGTACGTCCCCACGGTCATGTCGAGGTGGCCGGTGAGCCGGCCGGTGCCGACGCCGGTCTCCAGCGTCACCGCGGGTTGCAGCATGCGCTGGAGCATGCCGACGAAGCGGCAGAAGTCCTGCTCCGGCGAGTAGGTGTCCCATGACAGCCAGCCGGGTTGAGCGTGCGGCGTGAACGCCTGCTCGTCGCGCATGGAGTCTCCCGGTGGGGCCGGGCCGAAGCCCGGCCCCCTCATGATCAGAAGGTCGGGGCGATGAGGCCGGCGCCGCCGATCTCCACCACGGAGGCCGGGTAGCGGGCGGCGGTGAACGCCATGTAGCCGTAGATCTGCAGGCGCACCGTCAGGTTTCCCGAGCCGACGTC